CAAACTCATCTTTCGTGATGTTCTGTGAGTTATCTTTCTGTTTGCGTCTCTCAATAAAATAGGCTGTAATCGAATTGACTACAGCCCATACACCAGAGGAAGCAAGCACCGCCACAATAATAGTTGTCGCATTATCCATCGGTGCTCACCTCCTTATTCTTCTGTCGGAATAGTTACGTTGTATTTATTGAGCAATGCAACGACATTTGCATCTTCAAGCACTTTGTTTCTCTGTGTCTTTGCAGTAATGGCACTAAATAACTTTGCGACAGCATCCGCTTCGTCAACAGTCTGTGCTTCTTCTGCTACGTATTCGCTCCAACCGTACACACCAGGCTCCCAAACGTTGTTGTCAACGTCAGAAATCCAGTTCTTATCATTGTGATGAACCTTATCGCCCTTCATATACGGATTCGTAGATTCAGGCTGTTTCCAATCAGGAATAACTTCAGGGTCAGGAATAAGCACTTCAGCCCATAACGATACAGCATCAGAAGGGTTCCAACTGTCCTGTGCATCATGTGCCTGCAAGCACTTATAGAGCGTGTCGTTGTAGCGGACTCTCTCACCGACAGCATACGAAGCAGAAGGAGACCACAACGGATAAAGTGCAACGGACTTCAGAGCCTGCTCATCGGTCAATGCATTAGATGCAGAGTTCATAGCATCACGCAATGCTCTTGCTTTACTCAGTCTCATCATCTTCGTCCTCCTTTCCGTATTCACCGTCAGTTATAACATAAAGTGCTTCAGAGTCTGTCAGTTCGTCGTCTGTGGCAATCGGAATATCAGTCTCTGTATAAGTGCGTCCTAATTCTACAGGGTCAACCGCTTCCTCATAGTCACCTTCAGGAAAGCCTCCGTGTATATACACGCCGAGGTCGCTCCATGAGCGGATGAGTCCGCCGTCGAGTTTTTCTGTTTTAATCATCGCCGTGCTCCTCCTTTCTTTATGCTGGCAATTCGCTCAGTTTGAAGAGTCTTCCTGCGGTTGCGAGCGTGCTCCAGTTCGTTGCTGCTGCGTATTGGTCGTAGAGTGCGTCGGGTACGTAAATGTTGGCGTTTCGTGCTCCTTGTGAGCCAGTAAAAACATTCGCGCCGAGGGTTGCGACCGTCTGGTCCTGTGTGATGACGACGGTCTTCAGGCCCGTGCAGCTATTAAAAGCCTGATTGCTGGCGGGAAATGCCTCGATTGCTCCGAATGTCGCCTTCGTGAGTCCTGCTTGGTTGTAGAACATATAAGAGCCCGTCTGTTTGAGTTTCGGGAGGTCTATTTCTTTGAGCGCTCTCGAAACGGTCGCGCCCCCTCCATAGAATGCGTATTGTCCGACTGTTTCGAGCTTCGGGAATGTGACCTTTCCGTCTCCTCCCCAGACGACTTCCCCGAATTGGTAGTTGCCGACGAAGCTCGTCACGTTGCTGAAGTCGATTTTTGAGGGGTCGAGTTTGGTCGCGCGGAATGCGTTCGCGAGTATTTTCTCGGCTCCTGGGAAATAGGCTTCGACGACCTTCGAGCTCTGCAGGAATCCAGTCGGGATTGATTCGAGCGCGTTCATGCGGATTTTTGTCAGATTCGAAGAATAGAGCCCGTATTGTCTGGCGCTCGTGAGGTCGTTGTTCTCGTATTCCGTGAGCGTGCCCGCGATGTCTTCGCCGAGTGTGTCTCCGCCGCTTCCCTGGACGTCAACCGTGACGGCGTTCTTCGTCGTTGTGTCGTAGGTTCCGTTTTCTGTGATGGTCTGGCTTGTCTGGCTCACGAGTGCGCCGTTTTCGACAACTTTTCCCTCGTCTCCTGCGGCGTATGTGTTAGGAACCGAGACGACGGCCGTCGCCTTGTCTTTTACGTCGTGCGTCCCGTTCTGTGTGATGGTGATGCTCCCCGTCGGTTCTGGATAGCCGCCACCACCGCCGCTTTTGTGAGTTACCGCTTCTATATAGAAGTCAATGAACTTTTTCATATTCGTTCACGCTCCTTTCTTAGGCATTAGCGCCATCTTCCAACCATGCTGTCATGCTTTCATTCATGTACCAGTTTTTACCTGTATCAACACAATGCATCAGACTTGCAGGTGCAATCAATGCAGAATCAGCAAGACCACTAACACCGACACCATTAAGCGGCTTTGTACTCGGCGTTGTATCTGCATGAATAACTACGCGTCTGATATCTTCACTTCCGCTCGTATAAACTTGCTCTTCGTAAATGCAAATCATAATTATGTCCTCGCTTTCTTATAGTTAATTATGTTCCTGTCCATTCATTTCTATCTAAATCAAACACAGCAGTGTTCGATGTACTCCACAAATGAGCACGCACCCAGAAGATAACGGGTGTGTTTCTTGCGTCCATGAACCATACTCCCTTGGCTGACTCTCCGCCATCAAAGAAGCGTATCTCATGGTCGCTTATCCACTTCGCTCTGAACATTGCAACACCTGCATATACAGTCTGAAGGTCACATCTAATCGGCACGAAGAATTCTCTTGTACCCTGTAGCGTTTGTGCATACGACGGAACAGTGACCATATGACCGCCTATGTGATATGCGGTATATGATGTCGAAACGTTCTCAAGACCGCTTGCGTTCAATCGAGACACAGTGACGTTTGAACTAAGCGTAACAATGTTTTGCTTCAAGAAGAACGTCTTCGTTCCACCTGCGTTTGCAATTGCTTCTGACAAGTCACTTGCTGGTTCGTCCAATTCGTTTGATATCTCGTCTTGGGCAGCCTTCTGAGCTTGCTTCTTGATATACGCCAAGTTATCGATGCGGAGGTCACCTTCATAAGGTTCAGCATCGGCGGTCACAGACTCTGTGACTTGCAACTTATACGTGAGGTTGGTTACAAGGAAGTTGATATTCGACTCCTGACCTGTTGCAATCCTAAGCATGTCACCAGGTTGATACGCAGGAGAAGCAAGGATTGTTGCAGAGCCAGGTCGGAACGAGATGCCTTCAACTGCTGACCCGATATTCGAAGCAACAGTGTTGGCGTTATTCGCATCAATGAACGGGTTATCAGCAATCTTCAACTGATATGTTGAGGAACCATGCGTCACAACGGTCTCGTCCTTATAATCCGAAACCTGAACGCCTGTGATTGTGATGTTGCCAGTCCTAAGGTCATGATTGAAGGTTGTTCCAGCATCATGAATGCTGCTCGTGTCGTACCAACCGAATACAAGAGCAGAACCGCCATAATTGACAGTGATGTACTGACCAGCCATCTGAGCCAGATAACTAAGAGCAGCACGCAAGGTCATCTGCGGGTTATTAGGATTGTGTACTATGATATTGGAACCACCGACGTTCGAGATTGCAAGTCCAATCTTGGTGGCAATCAAAGCAACGAGTTGAGGGATTGTGAATCCCGCCTCCCATTGTGCGTCGGAGATTTCTTGACCGTTAATACGCAGTTCATGTAACTGATATTCGTCAAGGACCTTTAAAGCGTCGTAACATTCGACCGTGATGAAGTTGCCTTGCTCATGGTGCTTTGCTACGTAATAGTAGCCCATGTCGATTGTCACGTCTTGATTCGACGTGTCTTTAGCAATGAGGTTTACAGAGACACGAGCGTCGTACCAGTCGATACCGTCGAACGTGCCTGTATCGTTCATGAGCGTGAATGATAAACTACCAATAACGGCACCACCAACAGTGAACTCGTCACTTTGGCTTGTACCATGTCTAAACGTAATAGAGTTCGAAACGAAGTTAGTGTCCGTCAAATAACGAGTCGTGGGACTGTTGTTTGAGTTCAGATGCAACGTTGCGGAGATTGTAGGCTTAATTTCCAGATTAAGTGTCGCATTCGTTCTCATGCGTTACACCTCAATCAAGGTGAAGGACACCTTTGTGTAAATCTTGCCATCAACACGGCTGGTCATCCACTGCTGCATCGGGGCTTGCCTATCGCCTACGTAGTAGGTAGCGGTCCTAAGTTCAGCAGTCTTTGCATCAGGGAGCGTACACGAGAATGTCTGATTTGCACCTGACACAGCGTTAAGGATTGTTGACGCGTTTATAGGGTCAATCATGTTCCATTCAAGCTGGACGGTTCGCTTTTCGACTATTTTCATAGGGTGCATAATGCCAGCTTCGTCACGCCCAGCGTCGTGTGCAGAAATATCTTGTAAAGTCCACGACAAGACGGAAGGGTCAACAACGGATACGCCATTAAGGACGATACCCATTTCTTGCTTTGTCTTGCCGGGAGAAACGTTATAAACAGTTGGCATAAATCGTTACCTCCTTGCAAGATTGAATACAGCAAAGGGGAAGCACAGAACGTGCTCCCCAATGCTGCAGAGGAAAAGGAGATTATATCAAGCGGAGATTCCGCAGGATACCAATTAATAAGAGACAACAACATTCGGGTTCTGAGCCTTGTTGATTTGACGCCAACCCTGTAATGTCGCTCTACCAAGTTCGATTACTCCAACCTGGAGTACGACTGTCGGGTCAGCACCGCTTTCAAACGCCTCAGAGATGGCATTTGTGAAGTCTTCGACAAGTCCCTTTCTGAAGTCCTCAGTCGGAGCACTTGACAATACAGAACCATCTGCTGCCGGAAGAATTGTTGCCATTTGTGTTTTCTGGTTCTCAATGAAACCATCACCAGCAGATTCTTTAGAAATCCAATCAGGCAACTGGTCCTTGAAACTCTGAGTCTGCTGTTCCATAAACTCTTGCATCTTTGCACCAAACGTCTCGTCTAATGCTGAAGAGATGGCTGTTGACAATGCTGTCGGTCCAGACTGAGCATTATCAGCACCTGTGACCTTACGGTAATAGTCCGTATCAGTGTATTCGGAACGAATCTTGTTCATCTGCTGCTCAGACCATTCTGGTGCGAACAGACGTGCAATATTCAACCAACTGGCTTTCCATGCATTCTGTGCATTATGCAGCGGGTTCTTGTTGTATTCTTGAGCCCAATCATCGTCCATAAAACCGAGCATTGCAGAAGCATTTATACCAGTCCATCCACCGACCTGAGCACCTGCTGTACCAATCAGACCGGCAAGGCCCCATTTCCCTAACTTCCCAGCTTTGGCAAGAAGACCACCACCAGTAGCAGCTTCACCAGCAGCAGAGCCAAGCCCAAGAGACTTAAAGATTTTACCAACAATCAAAGCCTTACCGGCAGTACCAGCGAAGGAGCCGATACCAGCAATAAGACCGCTAATGATTGCAGGTGCGAGAAAAATACCAAGCGAGGCAAACAGCGTGTCCCAATCAATCTTAGTTAAAACATCCCAGATTTTAGACCCTATGCTACCGAGGTCAAGTTCATTGAACGCCGCATCAAAGAATCGCATGAACGATTGAGTGAACGCATTGATTCCACCAGCAACAGAGTTAGAGTCAATCTTCTCGAATGTTTGGTTAATCAACTGACCAATCTTTGTACCAAAAGCAGCAGCTTTATTGGCGTCGATGAACAGCTCTTCAATGAAGTCGAAGAAACTGTTAATAAGACCACCGAGCATGTCTGACCAAACTTCAGGGTCGAATGTGTCGACGGCACTACTGAACATCTTTCTCAAACCATAGCCGAGAGCCTTGCCTGCACTCATGAGTTTATACTCATTCTCGTTAACGATTTCGTCAGTATCTTTCAGTCTCAATTGACCGGTAATTGCATCCATGTAAGTAGAATGTGAATTACCACTTTTATCAACAGCGACCTGTGATTTTAAGAAACCATTAATCATTCTTGGAATAGCCTGAACACCGTTCATAAGAGCGGAACCTGCCGTATTCCAGTCAATTTCAGTAAGAGCAGCAATGAATGTTTCACCAAGCTTTCTTCCTGCTTCTTCGAAGTGGAAACCAACTTCAGAGTCAGGAGAGAAGAACTGGTCAGCAAGGTTAATCAGTGTGTTTGTGACATCTCCGATTGCTTCACCGTTACCGATGGAGTCCCAACCATCGACAAAGCCGTTAGCAACGTCGATTGCGTGGTCCATCCAGCGAGTGAACTTCTCGGAGTTTTCTTCCCATCCAGCAACATCTTTGAGCCAGCCGAACCATCCGTTGACGGCTTCAGCAATCGCTTGGCCTGCGCCAAAGTAGTCGCCGTTTGCGAAAGCATCATGAATCTTTTCTGCAATTTCGTTGACGGCATTAGCAGAGTCTTTCATGTTCTTCAGGTCCGTAGCATCGAGACCTAAATCATCACTATCGTTGCCGCTATTATTACCGTTCAACTTATGCAACTGGTCAAAGCTGAGAACTGTGTTCTCGTACTCCTTAGCTGCTTTGGTAGCCTTTTTGGTCTTACCAGTGGTTTCGTCAAGGCTTGCAGCGTAGTCGTACTGACCTTTCGTCGCTTTGATATATGT